CTTGTCTGCCTTCGGCGCGGGCGCATTCGGGTCGAAGTCGACAACGGTGCCGATCGCACCCTCCTTGACCAGCCACTCGATGACGGTGCCGCCGCAGTAGCACGGCTTCGCGTCGTCCTGCAGGCCCTTCTTCGGGTGCCGCGGGCACGGCGGAGGCTTCCGGGTGCCGGACTCGCGGACGAGCAGCACCACCTGCCCGCCCGGCTCGACGGACTCGCGGGTGAACACGTCGCGGATCGGCACCTCACCGGTCACCGTCGCGCGCACGTATCGGGGCTGGTACATGGTCATACTCCTGACGTGGCGAGGTGGATGCGGAACATGCCGCCGAAGTAGTCGAACGCGCCGACCTTCTCCAGGCCGAGGTTGGTGAAGCTGGCCAGCCACGACTCGTGCACGGTGCCGCCGAGTGTGTTGTCTGCCTCGAACGCGGCACGGAAGGAGGCCGGGCCGGTCTGGCTCGCGTACCGCAGCAGCTTCCGCTGCCCGACACGGTCAACGGTCGTGGAGGTGACGACGAGGACGTCGACGTCGAGCTCGTAGATGCCGCGGCCCATCGTGGCCCGGTACGAGCCGATGTCGGGCGTCATGACGACCGCAGCGGATGCCTGCCCGGTGACGGGAAGGTCGGGACCGATGACGTCGCGGATCCGAAGGTTCGGCAGCGGCTGGAGCACCGCCTCGATCGCGTCGAGGACCTCGTCCAGAGTCGCGGCCATCAGCCGACCAGCACAGGGTCGCGGACGTACGGCTGCAGCATCGCCGCCGTGATCGGGTTCTGGCGGGCTCTGACCAGGCCGTATTCGCCGTATCCCTGGACACCAAACGACATCCCGCCGAGCTTGAGCAGATCGTTGGCAACGATGGCGGCAGACATCTTCACCGACGATGGGATGCGGGGGAACTCGAAGACGCCCTCGATCTGCACGCGGGCGCTGCGCCCGTAGCCGAGCGCTATCGGAAACCGGCGGCCGGCGATCGCAGAGACCTGCTCGTACGGCCACGGGCCGCCCGGCTTCCACAAGGCGTCGACGGGCTTGAGCTCGTAGTCGCTGACGGACCAGGTGGTTTCAAAGACGCCATCGCCGTCCTCGTCCGTCTTGAGTGTGGTGATGGAGACGATGTCGACCCGGTCGAGCAGGTTCCCGCAGCGGGCTTCGAAGATGCGCGTGCCGGCGGTGCGGGTGAACACGCGGTCGCAGTGCAGGTTGATGCCTTCGGTGGAGGCCATGCACGCGCCGAGTATCTGGAGGTCGTCGAGGCTGTCGTCGATGCCGGTCCGGTCTTTGAGCTCGGCTGGTGTGACGTGGAGCCGGTACAGGTCGGTGTCGTACGTGGTCCAGGTGACGACGTCAACGTCGGACGCGGCGGTGGTCCCGACCCACACCGCGGTCCACAAGCCAGGCGTCGTCGACGCGCACGACACGTCCTTGTGGTAGGTGCCGGCGGAGTCCTTGGTGACGGTGCCGCCGGCGTACGTGTAGGTGTTCGCCTGCCCGTCGGGGTCGGTGACGATCAGGGTGACGGTGGTCGGGTCGGTCGGCGTGCCGTTGACGCTGAAGACGGTGGAGACGGTCGCCAGCTCGTTCGCGCTGTTGTAGAAGACCTGGCCCATCAGCTCACCCCCGATGTTTGTGTGTTGGCGGCGGTCGCCGCCGCGGTGGCGGTCGCCGCCGCGGTGGCGGTCCGGGCCGCGGTGACGGAGGACTCCCCGGTCCGGTTAGCGGCGACCGCCGCGTCCATGTGTGCCCTCACGACCGGTCCACCGCCGTCGCTGGCTGGCGCGTTGAAGATGAAGCCGGCGGCCGCGGACCCGCGGACCGTTCGCCGTCCAACAGCTGGGGCGTTGAACAGGAACGCGGCGGGCGCCGCACCTTCCGAGTTGCCCTCCGACCCGCCGGACGCGGTGGCGTCGAAGACGAACGCGGCCGCCGCAGCGCCTTTGACGGTGCGCTTCCCGACCGCGGTGGCGTCGAACGTGGCGGTCGCGGTTGCCGAGCCCTTGACCGTTCGGGTACCGGCCGCCGGGGAGTTGAAAGTGAACGCTGCGGTCGCGGAGCCGGTGACGTCCGATCCGCCGGCCGGCGCCGGTGGGATGACCAGCGTGTAGGCGAGGTAGGTGTCGCCACCGGAAACTGTGACGGTTGCGCTTCCCACCGACCCGGGGCCTACGCCTGCGCTCGACGCGTAGACGCCGGCGTTCGCGTCCGACCCCGTACCGGTCAGTTCCCAGTACAGCCGGGTGTGGGCCGCGGGCGCGTCGGGCGGTTCGCCGGGTGCGGCGGCTGGCGGAACGGGCCGGCTGTTGTCGTCGGAGTTGACGTAGAGCCGCAGCACGAGGCAGTCAGCCTCGGGTGCGGTCGCGTCCGGGTGCACGATGCTGATGGAGCTGCCCGCGTTCGGCGTCGGCGCGACCAGGTCGGCGATGTCACCTGACCAGCCGCGGACGACCACAGCACCGAACGGCTGCGGAGTGACCGGGCCAGCGGTGAACGTCGGCGCCGGCTCCGACCCCCCGGCAATCTTCGCCTGCAGCTCGGCGGTGAGGTTGGTGGTGGTGTCGTTGTCGGCCGACACCCGCGCGTACCCGGCCGTCGTGTCGATGGTCGCCGCGGCCAGCCGGGCGAACGGGAACCCGACGACCAGGTCGCCGGCCAGCACACCGACCGGGAAGTCGGCGAGAACGGAGACTCCGCCGGCAGTGCCCGCGGACCAGTTGGCGGTGGTGGAGACGCCGACGACGGTGGGCGCTGCCACCGCGCGCCTTAGGCCGCGACCGGGGCGAGCGTCACGTCCAGCTCACCGACCGGGATGCTGAAGTTGTCGCCCGCGGTGACCGCGTTCGCGGTCATGTCATCGGACCACAGGAAGTTCCCCGACGTCGACGCGTCCCACGCCGAGTAGAAGGTGTAGTCCTCGGTGCCGGCAACGGTGGTCCAGTCGAGGGCGACGGTGTTGGAGATGGCTCCGCCGGACGCGACCGTGCCGAACGTGGCCTGCTTGCGGGTCGTCTCCGTCGCCGGGTTCGCGGTGCCGGCGGATCCGGGGTCTCCGACGTGCAGCTTGATCCACACGGCGGCCGGTTCGGTCCACGTCGTGGACTGGCAGAGCGCGTTCAGGACCGCGTTGGCGACCGTCGATGAGAGCCCGACCGTCATGGTTCCTCCTACAGCAGACAGACGAGAGCGAGCACGGCAAGCACGACGGCAAGCGCCGCGAGGATCGGCTTGCGGCAGCCGGTGTTGTCGGGGTTGTAAAGACCGCCGCCGTCGTCGCTCACCGGACTCCGATCCGAGCGATGTCCTCGTCCAGGCCGTGGCCATTGGCCCACGCATCGAACGCGGACTTGTCGGCCGCGTAGCGTTCGGCGGCGTTCGTCTCCCGGTACGACTCGTCCCAGTCAGTCCGCCCGGCGAGCGGATGTTCGTGCTCGACGATCACCGAAGGGACATAGGCGATCCGGTTGGTGCGGCGACCGAGCTCGAGGACAGCGTTGTCGACGTACAGGTGGTCGCAGGCGGGGAGCATCAGCCAGCCGAGCGTGCGCACGATCTCCGACTTGACCACCCATGCCGTCGGCAGGCTGGGCCCGGCCAGGAGGTCGTTGCCGTACGCCCACCCGCCGACCTTCTCGGCCGCGGCCATGAGTTTCGTGTCCCAGCCGCGGGTGCGGGGCCGGTGGTCGTCGCCGAGCGAAGCTAGGTACGTGGGCGGCTCCGGGTCGTCGAGGACGTGATCCGCGCCCACGTTCGACCAGGCAGACAGAGTCTTCCGCGGGCCGTCCATGCGCCGGTACTGGACGGCGAGGTAGTCGTCACGGGCCGGGTCGTCGTCGTCGACGCACGCAAGGATCTCGACGTCTCCCTCCGCCAGCGACAGGGCCGCTTTGGCCATCTCCCGGAACCGGGCCGGGCGGCCGCGGGTCGGCACGATCACCACGAGGTCAGCCACGACGCCACCAACCAGCGGGGAAGTGCGACAGCGGCGACATGCCCTCAACGTCGAGGTCCCGTGTCCACTGCGGGTCGCCGGCGAGCACCTCGACCGCGCGGAGCGGGCCGCCCATCTCCGGGATGGCGATACCGCCGCGGCGGGCCTCAGCCGGCGGGGCGAGGTCGAAGATCCCGTCCTCCACGACCAGGTAGCAGCCCTCGGAAACCAGCGGCCCGTAGGCGCGGATCTCCAGTCGGACGTGGGGTGCGTGGTGGTCGGAGTCCAGCGACACCATCGTGCGGCGACCAGCAACAAGCCGGCCGACCTCGGAGATGGTTGACGCGCGAAGCGTGTCCGCGCGCAGGTAGGTGATCGGCAGACCGAATGTTGGCGGCGGTGCCGCCGGGGCGAAGTCGATCGAGACGACGTCGACGCCGAGCTCGCGGGCGAACCACACCGCGGAGCCGCCGTGCCGGGTGCCGGTCTCCACGATGACTTCCGACCGGGTCGCGGCGACGACGGCCCGGTACCGGTCGAGGTCGTCCTGCAGCTTCCACACGGTCAGGCCTTCGTACTGCTGCCGGTCGCGGCCGTCGTTGAACGTGGCCAGGGACGCGGCGGTGTCGAGGTCAGTCACCGACGACCTCCACACCATCTGGCACCCGCGGGACGGCCTGCTCCAGGTACCGGGCGGTAGTGAGGAGGGTCGGTTTGACGTGCCCGATCCGCACGCCGGTGTTCACGTGCACGGGCAGGCCGGACAGGCCAGCCCGCAGGCAGAAGGTGAGGTCTTCACCGCACGGCGACCCGGCCAGTTCGGTTTCCTGATACCAGGGGAACGCCCGGTTGAAGCCGGCGGCGAGGACGGTTTCGTAGGCGGTGCGGTGGACCATCAGGAACGCGCCGCCGGTCGCCGTGACCGGGACGAGCGTGTCGAGGTCGAACGCACTGCGGCGGGCCAGGTACGGGCCGTCCGTTCCCTCGACGAGGTCGTAGAGGGTGGGCCACAGCTTCCCGTCGGTCGCGCCGAAGCACAGCCCGCCGACGACCGGTGCGTTCTCCGGGTCGGCGGTCTCGAGCATCTTCTCGAGGGCGTCGGGTTGGAAGACCATGTCGACGTCGATCATCAGGAGCCAGTCGCCCCACTCCGGGCGATCCAGGAACTCGCGGACGACACCGTTGCGAGGGCCGGCAATGTTGACGCCGGCGTGGAAGTCCTTCATCCCGGCGAGCTGCCGGTCGAGGCCGCGGTCCGTTTGGCGGAGGAAGTCCCACGCCATCAGGCCGAGGGCGCTGGAGACGAACGCGCTGTTGACTTCGCCGGGGTGGAGCCAGGCCACGAAGACCTTGGACACGGTTCTCCTCTGGGTAGGGCGAGGGCCCGCGACACCCAGTGGTCGCGGGCCCTCTCACGCCGGTAGCTGGCCGGCGTGCCGGGTGGGTCCTAGACCCACCCAGACGTGGTGGTGAACTGGCGGTACACGCGGGCGGCCGCGGCGGAACCGACGAGGTCGCCGCCGGTGCGCCAGAACGCCGCCCAGCCGGCCTGGCCGAGCGGGGTGTTCGTGGTCGTCGACATGATCATGTCGTTGTACTTCAGGGTCACACCGACGCGGTCGATCACGTAGTAGCTCTTCGGGTCCACGAGGGCCAGCAGGGTAGACGTGGTGCCGGCCTTGTTGGTGTCCATGCTCGACTCTTCGTACGTCGAAGCGCCGAGCAGTTGGGACGGGCGGCCGGGGCCGAGGTCGGTCCAGAACGTGCCGCCGCCGGTGACGGTGGAGAACTGCCGGATGGCGTTGAACGCGGACTTGTTCGCGAACCACGCCGCATCCGCCGCGTGGCGGGGCGAGGCAGCGTTCGACACGTTGAAGATGTCAGCGACCGCCATCGTCGCGCCGGCCGAAGCGACCCGAGACGCGGTGATCGACACCGCCTTTGTGATCATGCCGGTCGGCTGGCCCGACCCGGAACCGGTCGCGAACGCCGCACCGTCCAGGCGGGCCTTCGCGTCCGCGATCAGCCGGCCGAGCTCACCAGCGAAGCCGGTGTCCGCGAGCGCCTCGTACGAGCCGACGACGTACGCGAACGCCTTGTAGACGGGGATGGCGGGCTGCGCGAACGTCGGGGTCGCGTCCGCGGCCGCGGTGTTCTCCGCCAGCCACTGCGCGGTCACACCGTCGGACGTGACACCGTTCCACGCGTCGGTCGTGATCTGCTTGACCGTCGCCAGGTTCCGGATACCGGCCGCGATCCCCAGGTTCGTCAGGATGATCGACGGGTCGAGGGTGAACGGCACCAACGCGCCACCCGCGGAGTCCGGAGACAGCGACAGGGCGCGGAACAGGTTCGGCCCCATGAGCCGGCCGAACGACTCCACATACCGCTCGAACTCCTGGTGGTACTCCGGCGAACCGGTCAGGAGCATGTGCCGGGCGATCAGCGGCGCCTGCCGGCCGTCCTCGTCGAGCAGCTCGGTGACGTGCTGGCGGCCGGCGTCGGACATGTGCCGCGGTGCGCCGTCGATGGCGGCCTTGGCCCGGCCGATGATGTCGTCGTCGTCGTACCGGTTCGACCGGACCAGGTCCAGGTCGTCGTACGGGTCGACCTTGCGGACGACCTCCGGGCCACCACCGAACCCGCTCTCCCGGACAGTGGGTGCAGGGAGGTCGGCGAGCCGGGCGGCGCGGACGGCGAGGGGCTTGCCCTCGGTCTCGAGCACGTCGTACTCGTCGAGCAGGGTGTCGGTTTCGGTGGCCAGGTCGGTCACGAACGCGGCCCGGACAGCCTCGTCACCCTCGGGTTCCGGCAGCGCCTTGATCTCGGCCAGCCGGGCCCGGATCGCCTCCTGGCGCTCCTGGATCTGCTGAAGTCGGTTCATCTCATCCCTCGCAGGATCGCGCCGACGCGTACTTTGCGCCGGACTTCGGAGATGTCGATCGCGTGCACGGGGTGCGGGGCTTCGACGGCGCCGGGTCCCGGTTCGGGAGTGGCAGGGGTTTCTTCGGCCGGGTCCGTGGGAGTGGCCTCGAGCATGCGGAGCAGGTCGGCTCGGGCCTCTTCGTCGAGTGCGGCGAGGTCAGCGGCGAGTTGGTCGGTGGAGCGGACAGCCAAAATGCCGGCCGTCTCGTACGCGGGTGTCGGGGTGGGCCCGTACTCGGCCAGGCCGAGCTCGTGCCGGGTCACGGTCGGAAGGTCACCGCCGCGGGCACGGGGAACGCGGTCCGGGGTGGAGCGGAAGATCCGGCCCCGGAACGAGTAGCCGGTGATGTCGCCGTTGCGGATCGCTTCGAGGGCGGCATCAGCGAGTTGGCTGTTGTTGAACCGGGAAACGGTCTTCAGCCCGCGGCCGTCGGGTTCGATCTGAATGGGCCGGCCGATCGGGACCGATCCGAGGTCGGACGGGGTGCCATGAAGTGTCATACCGTGGTGGTAGAAGACACCTACGCGGTCTATGCCGTGGCCGAGGGTGCGGTTGAACGCGGACCGGTCGATGACCTCGATGTAGTGGCCGTGCTGGTCTTTGATCTCGGCCGGGGTATCGAACACGGCGGCGTAGGCGGTGACTTCGCGGCCGCCGGCAGCCCGGCTGATCTCGATGTCCTCGACGACCCACGACCGGGAGTAGAGGTTCACGGGGTCGCTCCTTCGCGGGGAGGCTTCTCGGCTGGCTGCTGGCCTGAGCCGGGCGGCTGCAGCTGCACCGAGTAGAGGCCGGAGTCTTGGAGCAGCGACCAGTCCTCGGCGAGGATCGCGTCGCGGGCTGAATCGAAGGTCACGCCCGCATCGCGGAGCGAGCGGAAGGACTGCGCTTGCCGGAACTGGATCTCGGCGCGGTCCTTGGCATCGTCGAGCAGGAACGGAATGTCCCGGGCGTCGTACCAGAGCCGCGCGTCGGAAGGGGCGGGGGCGATCGATTCGAGGCTGCCTGCGGCGTTCTGCCACAGGTGCCGGAAGGTGGTGTCGACGGTGGCCCGCTTCGCGGCCTGATAGTTGCCAGCGTTCAGTGACGAGCCCTGCATGCCTTCGGACAGGCCGGCGAGGACTGGATGGATGCCGGCGGCCGCGGCCAACCGGGTCTCCCCTGCGCCCTGCGTGTTCTTGAAGTCGAGCTGCTTCATGTCCGCACCGACGACGGTGACGTCGGCGCCGCCGCCCGTGTACAGCGTCTTGTACGCGTTCTCGACGCCCTTGTGCTTCTTGTCCATCTCGGCGACGAACTCGCGGAACTGCTGCGGGGTGAGCTCCTTCGGCAACGACACCGCCAGGTTCGGCGTCGCAGCGTTTTCGAAGAACTTCAGCTTGTGCTTCGTTGCCGAGGTGTCGGCCTGAAGTTCCCGGATCACCGGTGTCAGCCACGACATGCCGCGGTACGTGGCGAGCGGGTCGGGGATCGGGGCGAAGTGCGAATACTCGCCAGCGAGGAACACCGCCGGCTTGGAAACGCCGATGCCGCCTTCGTGGTAGAAGATCCCGACCTGTTCGTAGCCGACGTGTACGTCGGTCTGGTTGATGGAGAACGGCCGGATCCGCGGCTTGAGGATGATCTCGACCCAGTCGGGGCGGAGTCGGACGACCTCGTCGCCGATGACGGTCTCGAACGAGTTCCCAGCCGCCCCGACGTTCTGGAGCATCCGGGCCAGGAGGTCACCGGTGGTGCCGCCCGGCCACGGCCGCTCGAGGATCGACAGGGACGGGTTACCAAACAGGTCGCCGGGTCGTCCGTTCTTCAACCGCTGGAACTGGAACCGGGCCTGGGAGAAAACCTGGATCCGCTTCAGCTCGAGGCTGAAGACGATCCCGTTGCCGTACAGCCCGCCTTCGACGTAGCCGACCAAGTTGTTCGGGACCGGCTCGG